CCGTAAAAATGCTTCAGGAGAAACTAACTGCTGTCGGTGCAACCAATCCGCTTTACACCTTTGATATTTTGGTCAATAACCTGACCCCAATCAATGGTGGCGTTGGCGATATTGGAACACAGGACATAACCTTTACGCTAAACTCTGTTGTTACCATAGCCGACACCGGCACGTTCTAATTTAACAAAGGGGCAAAAATGGCAAGTCTTAAAGTTGTAAGGGCAGATGGCACGGAAAGTATCCACGAGATAACACCTGCTGTTGAATATGCTTTTGAGCAATATGCTAAGAAAGGCTTTTACAAGGCTTTCAGAGAAGATCAAAAGCAGAGCGATATTTATTGGCTTGCTTGGGAGTGTCTGCGTAGAGCAGATGCGCCAGACGTATTTCCATTTGGGGATAAGTTTCTAAGCACTTTAAAGGCTGTTGAAGTACTTGGTGATGATTCCCCAAATGGCTAACGCGTGATTCCTATACGTACAGAATAGCCCAGCTATCTGTACATACAGGGATTGCGCCTAGTGAGTTTATTAATATGGATAGCAGTATGTTAAGAGCTATACAAGAAGTGCTAAAGAAACAGGCGGAAGATAGGAATCATGCCAGTAGAGGTAGAAGGTCTAGAAGGGTTTAGAAAAGCCCTGAAAGAATTAGCACCTAATATAGCCAAGGAAATGAACAATGAGATTAAGGCTCAATTGAGCCCTATTGTTCAAGATGCTAGAGCTAAAGTGCCTGCGTTTGTTTTTGGCCCACCAAACAATTGGTCAAACAATCCCGGTAGCGGTTTTCCAGAATATAACCCATCGCTCATTAGAGCTGGGCTTGTTTATTCTATGGCTGGTCAAAAGAAAACCAAGGGTGGCTTTAAGTCTATGATTAGCCTACTAAACAAAAACGCTGCCGGCGCAATCATTGAAACAGCAGGCAGAACTAATCAATACGGCAGACCTACAAGCCACATGGTACCTATTGGAATATATGGTCGCACAATGCGTGTCAAGACCACTAAAGATAGTCAGAGCAATAATCCAGATGCAGGCAACATGATGATTAATAGGCTAGATGCTCACGTTGGAGAATTGAAGAATTACAAAGCAAGCAACCCAAAAACCCGTGGTCGTTTACTTTATGCAGCTTATGCAGAAAACCAAGGCAAAGCGGTTGCAGCTATTATGAATGCTATAAACAAAGCAAGGGAAGATTTTAACAGGCAATCTGTGCTTTATGATTACAAGAAGGTGGCTTAGTGAGTACTAACATTGTTGTTCGCATCATTGGCGAACTTAAAGATGCTGGATTTATCAAAGCTGAAAAACGATCATCTGCATTAGAAAAGAAGTTTGATAAATTAGGAAAGACGGCTAAGCGCACATTTTTGGCTATTGCCGGTATTGGTGCCCTAAAAAAATCAATCACCGCGTTTGCTGCTGAAGACAAGGCTGTAAGGCAATTAACAGTATCGTTAAACAATTTAGGTTTAGCCTACAACGTTCCAGCCTTAGAAGCGTTTATCAAACAAACAGAATTAGCCACAGGTGTTTCTGGCGAACAATTACGCCCGGCCATACGTGATCTTGTAGCAACTACCTTAGATGCCGAGCAGGCAACGCAATTACTAAACACAGCACTTGATTTAGCAGCAGGCACAGGCGCAAGTTTGGATGCAACTGTCAACGCATTAACAAGAGCCTTTAACGGGAACTTTGCTTCACTAGGCAAAATCCAAACAAGATACACATCTGCTGAACTTGAAGCTATGGGATTTGCTGAAGCAATAGCAACCCTTAATGGTGAGTTCAAAGGCACATCTGCTGCTGCTGCTGATTCGTATCAAGGCAAAATAGACAGGTTAGGCACAGCCCTAGATGATGCCGCCAAAATTATTGGTGAAGATGTTTTACAGGCTTTAGAGAAGTTAGCAGATGGCGATTTTGATAAAGTGTTATCTGGTATTGCCAATGCTGCCAATTTCTTAGGATCAGCATTTAATTCATTAGCATTTAGTTTGGCTTATACCCGTGAGTTTTTAGGCACAGGATTTAGAATTGATGCTGGTGAACAGGCTAAATTAGATGCTATAAAGAATCAGTTTTTCCCAACACCTGGATTTGGTGGAACTAGAACAAACCCTGCCTTGCTGCGTGATTATGCTAAACAATTAGAATTACAAAAGAAGATTGTTAAAGAGCGCGACAAAGCCGTTAAGTTATCTGAGAAAGACAAAAAGAATCAGGCTGCACTTGCTAGAGCAAAGGCCGTATTTGACTTAGAAAAAATACAGATAGAGGCTGCATTACAAGGCAAGATTACGGAAGAAGAACGCACACGTTTGTTGCTTATGAAGGCTATTTTAGAAGAAGATGCTGATAAGGCAGAAAAACTATCTGCAAGGTTAGAAACGATACAAAAGCAAACCCTTGAACTAGCAGAATCATTAACCACGCTTGAAGCAAGTGATCCGTTTGCCAAGTGGGGCGATTACTTCGATGCGGCTAAAAGGAACATCAAAGATTTGTTTGATACATTAGCCAAGCAACAAATGGTGCTTAATGAATTAATGTCAAGTATTGCCGTAAGTCGCGCTAACGCAAATGCAAATGTATTAACTGCTAAGATTGATAAATCCACAGCTTTTAGTGAAGCCGCTAGTGCTTCACGAGCATTTGCTGAAATATCATCTGAGGATGCAGCAGCGGCGGCAGCTCAGGCAGCAGCAGCAGTTGCAGCAGCAACCACAACTGAAGAAAAAGCGGCAGCTCAGGCAGCGGTAGATGCCGCCAATGCGTACGTAGATGCCACAAGCCTGCTTACAGAAAGCCTAGCAGCAGCAGATTTAGCAGCAGCATTAGCCGGATTAGAACTTGCTAATGAGTACTTAAATCAATCTATTGAAGCTGCAACAAACCAAGGCATAATTCCTGAAACAACAATTAACGTAACTGTTGAAGGCAACGTAACATCTGCTGAGGATTTGGCTGAGGTCATCACAGACATTCAGTACAACTATCAAAGAACTGGCAAGAACCTATTGTTGAGCAGTAGGGCGATTTAATGCCAGCACCTACGCTGCGTGTTTTTGTTGACTTTGATAGCGATACCGCTTTTGAGATTAACCCTTTAATTTTAGGTAGCGCAACTGAAGGCATACTAGGCACAAATACCCTTGGCTCAGGCACGTTGCCGATTGAGATTACAGATCTAGTAACTAGAGTTTCTATCAGGCGTGGGCGCAATCGTTTAACATCCCAGTTTGAGGCTGGCACAGCCAATGTAACGCTTTATGATCAAACAGGTGATTGGAATCCTACTAACCCTGCCAGTATCTACTATCCAAATCTTGTTCCGCTTAGGCAGATAATTATTTATGCTACCTACAACACGCAAGATTATTTTCTATTTTCAGGATTTATCAACACATACGACACAGGCTTTAGACAAGGCAACGATGAACTAAGCACAGTTACCCTGCGCTGCGTAGATGGCTTCAAGTTGCTTGCAGGCTCAGGCATAACAACTGTTACAGGCTCAGGCGTACAAACTTCAGGTGCTAGGGTAAATGCCATCCTAGATGAGATTGAATGGCCTTTAAGTTTGCGTAACGTGGACACAGGAGATTCAACCCTTCAAGCTGACCCAGGCACAGACAGAGATGCCCTTCAAGCGCTGTTTAACGTGGAACAGAGCGAGTTTGGCGGTATCTTCCTAGATGCCAATGGCAAGGTTGATTTTGTAAGCCGTAATGCCCTTATAGCCACGCCAGCGTTCCCGGTCTATGAGTTTAGCGATCAAGGCACGGACATTTCATACACTAATGCCATAGTGGCTTTTGATGATACAAACCTAATAAATGACGTAACCATTACACGCTTAGGTGGCACAGCTCAGAATGTGTTTGACCAGCCTTCCATTGATAAGTTCTTTTTGCATTCAGGCCAGCGTTCAGACATCTTGGTACAGACCAATGCTGAGGCTCTCAGCCAAGCGCAAGGCATCCTAGCCACACGTAAAGACCCTGAGATACGCATAGATAGCATTCAGCTTAACCTTTATGATGACACTAACCCCAATAAGCCATTGGCAGGGGTAGACATAGAATTGCTTGATGGAGTAACAGTTACCAAGACCACCCCGGGCTCTAGCAGCGTGGTGCAATCAAGCCTAGTAAATGCTATTCATCACGACATTACCAAGTCATCCTGGATGACTACCCTATACACAACAGAACCGCTACTGGCAGGCTTTGTCTTAGATTCCGATATATCGGGTATACTAGACACAGACGTGCTGAGCTACTAAGGAGAACAAATGGCAGGCGCAGGATATAAGTTGTTCAATACCGGGGATGTGCTTACCGCAGCCCAGGTCAATACGTATTTGAATGAGCAAACAGTTATGGTGTTTGCAAGCTCAGCAGCTCGCACAAGCGCGCTAAGCGGTGTATTGGCTGAAGG